CAGATGTTACCAAGGTCACTGTAAAAATCAATAATAATGCAGTTTCGTTGCTCAGCCTTGATGGCACTGATGGCCTTTTTACTCTTGCTTCAGATGCAACGGCTCTTTTTGGCGATACCCTTACAGCCACATACTATGACAATGAATTACCGGACACTGCGGATATTCTTCCTTCTCCGTTTGTCTCCAGTATCATTAAAGTAGGGTATGCTCCTGGAACATCAGATTTTGTTGATGGTGTCAATAAGCCCTTATCCGATTTTGTTCTCGACACAACCGGTGCTTTCAGCACAATTCAATGGGGTGCCTCTTACAAGGTCTCCTCAGGCGTGCATAGCAATCCCACATCAGAGTATTTCGATGATACTCAGATCACGGGGACCTTGTTTGATAACCGAAACTATCGGAGACCAGCTACGGGAACTGTGGATGGCACGAATACCTCGTTCGTTTTGGAAGTATCTCCAACGAACGGTGAGGGCCGTGGAATTATGACAAATGATCCGGACCTTTTGACGGCATACCATGGCACATCTCCGACTGATGCAACAGTTATCGACATTATTCAGGTTGAAGGCTCAATAAAGACTGTTATCCTTGCTGACGATGCGACAAACATTCCCTTGAGTCACAGCATTTATGTGACCTCGTACAGCAATCGTCTTGCAGACGATACCTGGACGATCACAGATACCACTACAGGAGTGACTGGTGTCGGCACATACACTGTTTCTGGTGAGAATGCAGGTGTGGCGATGGGAGTTACATGGTCAGCATACCCGGATACTTCTGTTGCTGATCCTGATTTCTCCTCTGAGAACGTGACCTATCCTGCAGGAACAGGTGCTGGCAATAGTGATGCCCAGGTTGCTCCCGGATATGCGAAGGCGGAGCTTGTAACGCTGACGTTCTTCGATTCTACTTCATATATTGTGAGTTCAAGTCTTGCAAATGGCTCAGGATCAGGTGCTGATAACACGGGTTATCTGAATCAGACTTACATTGACAGTGTAACCGGATTCAGAGTCACAGTCATGGAGGGGGATTCTGTCACTTATCAGGTTGGGGATTATCTTGGTTACGTCGTGGATCCTGAGTTCGTGACTTCTGCTGTACCGACTCGTGCCATGCCGGGTATTAAGGTTCAGGTGAACAATACTACAGGTGTAGGAGTTGGGGATACAGCGGTTCTTTCGACTTATAATAAAGGTGGTGTTGAGCCTACTATCGGATCTTTCTACTATGTCTCATACTATGAGACCAAGCAGTTTGATTCTGATGGTTTGACCACAGCTAAACTGTATACCCAGGAGAAAAATGTTTTCGCGGATACAGGGAAGCTGACGATCAATAACAAACTTGGTCTCGCGGCTCACCTGGCTTTCTTGAATGGTGCAGCAGCCATAGCTCTGTTGCAGATTCAGAAGGCTACCGGTACGAGCGATGCACCTCCTTCTCGGTACATAGCTGGTATTGATTATTTCAATGAGCCCATGGAAGCAGGAATCAGGCCCATGTTGATGGAGCCTGTGACTACATCAATTCCAGTGCTTTCATATCTGAAGACTTCGAATGTCATTCAGACTGGTATTCGGTATGCCAATGAGCGGTATTCCTGGTTCGGGTTTGCACTCAATACAACTCCGTCGACAGCTCAGACTTTTGCCAAATCGATGGCAACTGAGCGTATGATGGGGCTGTATCCGGACGGGGCTGTCACCACGGTTCGTGACGATCTTGGAAACGATGTTGAGTATCTCGTGGATGGTTCCATGATGGCTGCCGCCGTAGCCGGTCGGGATGTATCGCCTGCATTTGACGTAGCAGAGCCCATGACTAAGAAACCGATTGTGGGTTTCAAACGGCTCTATCGTCGTATGGACTCGGTCACCGCTGCCCAGGTGGCGAATTCGGGACTGACGCTTCTGGAAGAGTTAGCTTCTGGAATTGATATCAGGTTCGCACTGACCACGGACATCTCGTCAGTTTTGACGAGGACTCCGTCAGTTATCCGGACGAAGGATTTCATTCAGAGGGGTACTCGCGAGATTCTGTCGGTTTACATTGGGCAGAAGTTGCTGGCACAGAGGACTTCTGATATTGAACAGACTCTGACTTCGTACTTGTCGGCTCTGCAGCAGGCCCAGATCATTACGGCCTACCAGGGTGTCAGTGCAAGTCAGGATGCGAACGATCCGACGATTGTTAATGTTGAGGCGTTCTACAGCCCAGTGTTCCCACTGCTGTGGATCGTCGTGACGTTCAATCTCAGGACTAGCATATAAGAGATAACATAGGAGGGGAAAAGTTTTTTCCCTCCTCTTTTAATCTAAGGAATGAAAATGAACTCAAAGAAAATTGCTAATAACATGTTGGAGTTCTTAATTGATCCGACAGCGTTTCCTGTCCAGCAGCGCCTGTATTTTAGGCCAGAGGAGGTTCTCAGGAATGAATTTTATGAGACCGCCAAGGCCGACTCATATAAGGCGTATGGGGATCAAAGAAAGAATTCTGATTTTTATCCAAGTAAAAACCGAACACGGGAGGCAGCGATAATGGACCGGAAAACAATCGTAGCAAGCATGGATATTCTCTCTCAGCAGTTCACGGACGAGAACGATCCAATGGCGAAAGATCTTCGGACGATGGCTTTTTGTGTAGCGAAGTTACCCGAAGAAGAGTACACGGCACGTTTGGCTTCAGAGGATGTGGAAGCCAAGAAGAAAATGGAAATGGAAAAATGCCCGAAATGTGGGACCAAGGTTCTGAAGCAGACCGGGTATTGCCTAAAGTGCAAAAAGAAAACTCTCAAGGCTTCGGAAGAAGTGGTTTCAGAAGAACCCGTTGAGGCTTCTGAGGAAGTTCTTGATGGCATGTGGTCGAAAGAAGCCGCCGAGGCTGTTCAGGATGCTTTGATTTCTGATGTTCTTGGTGGTGACGCAGGAGATCCGGCTGAGGATGCTCCTGTGCCAGTGATGGATGCTCCGGCTGAAGAACCGGCTGAAGAGGCTCCGAAGAAAAAAGAGAAGAAAGAGAAAAAAGATAAGGCTCCAGTAATGGAAGAAGCACCGGCAGAAGTTGCGCCTGAGGCTCCAAAAACAGCAGCAGTAAGCAAAGAGCAACTGAAGAGTTTGGTTGATGCACTTACGAAGCTGAAACCGAGTGATCTGAAAGACGTTGGTCGGGCCATGGGAAAAAAAGCTTCTGAGGAAGTGACTTCTGGAGTCATCGCAAGACTCGGTGCCGTTGTTGCCCTTCTCATCGCTGTGGCTACGGCCGCAGGACAGGATCCGGCTACAGTTGGTGCTCAGATAGCTACCAAGAGCCCGGACCAGATTGAAGCCTATCTGGATTCACTTGTCAGCAAAGTCGACATGCCTCAGCTAGAAATGAGAGGCAAGCCTGATGTTCAGAAAGTGATGAAGGAAATCAATGACGCGATTCCTAAGGGTGATGTCAAAACTCCAGGAACTGCTCCAAAAACTGTTACATTCAATGCTACAGCAAAAGATCCGGTAGTGCCGGAAGAGAAAGAAGAGAAAAAGGCTGAGCAGGTCGTTGACACGAATATCCTGGCCTATGAAGGTATCGAGCTTAGCACGCCGATGATGGACGAAGTCAGCCTTACCGCTGATGAAAAGAGTCGTCTGGACCAGCTGTTCATGTAAGAATTAACATAACTCCACGAAAGGGGTTATTGGATAGATAAATGACAAACCAGATAGGGGAGTAATTTTATGGCACGGGATACCGATAGTTACATTTTCCGTAAAGGGGTCACGCCAAATACCTTATCGGTTATTTCGTCGAAAAACAGGGTATTCGCATATAATTCTACGGGTCGTTCTGTTCAGATTGGGGTCATTTCAACCTTTGACCCGTCTGAGGCACGCACTATAGAACCTGTACGCGGTATCGGGTTTGGCGATCAGATAGCTGAGCTTGTTCCTGGGGTCACGGATCCGATGACAATCTCTGTCACCAGGACGGCTTTATATCTTTCGAATATCATGCAGGTTTTCGGATATAAAGCTGGTATTGATGGAGTGGCACGTTCACTTAAGCACCATCGTTGGCCGTTTGATATAAGGCAGGAACTCGTTTTCAGTGGCTTGGCTGCCCAGAACGTGGATGGCAGTGTCGTAAAGAATATCAATGCGGTGACGAAGGACTCTCG